TGTAACCTATAATTAAATACGTTATAATAAATATCTGATACTTCTCTTTGTTCTTCAGGATTTAAACTACTTTGTGATGGCTGTAAATACTTTGTCAATTTATTATAATCTGACTCATTTAAACAGTTTATGTTTCTGTTATAAGGGAATAAGTTATTTAACTTTTCTTTTCTTTCATCGCATCCACAATCTAAACCTGTTGCTTCGCTGAACATTTCAACTGCTTTTTTAATTCCTGTTGCTTCTGTGATAGCTTCTATTGTATCACCTAAACCTGTTGCTTTTCTTTTTGCCATTTTTAATATATGTTATTATAATCGTTATTAATATAATCTTGATAATCCTGCTGAAACTTATTACTTAATATTTCTTTGTAGTTTTTAATTGAATGGAATATAGATATTAAACTTATGTTTGTTTGTGATGCAATATCTCGCATACTCATATCTGTATCTCTATACAATTTAAATAGCTTTTTATCGTACCAATGCCAATTTTCTAATTCTTCATCAATCATCATACAAATATCATTATAAGCCTTGTGTTCTTCTACATTTGAATCATCGAATAACTCCCAACATCCATCTATTGGCACTTTAGTTACTTTTTGTTTTTTATTGTAAAATTGATAGTATAAAGATTTTAAAGTAAAGAACATATAGCCTTTTCTAACTTTACCTGAACTATCTATTAGTTTTGTAGCATCAGCATATTTTATAAGTGCAATATAACTTTCTTGAACTATATCTTCAGCCCAATCATATTCACCAAATTTATGGATTATTTCAACCCATTCTTTATGGTGTTCTGCTACTTTTTCGAGCCATTTGAAGTTGTCCATATAAAAGTAAATGAAATTATTAATATTAAAACCTGAATTGTATGGTCTGTTTCATCATCAAAATCTTCATCATTGTATAATGCACCGAACATTATACCTTTTATAGGATTTACAATAATATCACAATCATAAAAATGTGATACTACAAATGCTACTAATAAAATAAAAACTAATAAGTATATCATTTAAAATAATTTTGCGTTAACTTTTGCTACTTTCTTTTCTGAAGCTACTTCTTTTAATTGAATTGAAAAATCAATATGTGTTAATTCAGGGTCAATCCTTTCAAGTTCTTCAATATAATCTGAAACAGGAAATAAATTATATCTTTGTTCCATATCTGTTAATTCTTGTAAATATACAAGTTTTTCTTTTAAATCTTTAAAATAACTTATTAACATCTTATTATCTGAATGATAAAGTAACATTCTTTCTGCAGATAGTTGTAATTCTTTAACGTGTGTTTTAATTGTTGTTTTCAAAATATATCTTTTAATGGGTCGTAAAATGCTCCTTCAACTTGTGGCAATCCAAATTCATTAACTTTAAAACTAAAGTTTTCAAATGGTGCGTTTCTTGAACGTTTACAACTTACTGTTACTAATCCTTTATTAACTGTATTTAATTCTAATTGTATTTGTGTTTCTGTTTTCTTTTCTAAAAATGAACCTAAATGTCCTGTTGGTTTATCTGTTCCAAAGTTACTATGTATAACTGTTACTATATGGCAGTTTAATTCTTTTGACCATTTCATTAGTTTCTGAACTACTGCATTTGATTCTTCTATGTTATTCACATCTGAACATAAATCTGCAATACCATCAATAATTACTAATCCTATATCTATACCATCTAATTTATCGTATAAATAGTATTCTATAAATTCAACTCTATCTTTAAAACTTAATTGCCTTAATGCTAAAGTATGGTATCTATCTGTTTTTAATCCTGTCATATCAATAGGACGTTTAAACACCATTTGTGCGTGAAAATCACCTTGTTCAGTGTCAAAATGTATTAAGTGCTTATTATCTCTATTAGCCTTTAAATCGCCACAAAATGATTCTAAATGTTCTGATAAATATATTGCTGATAATAATGAAACAAAAAATGTTTTTTTACTTTTAGGTGGTGCTTGTACAAAACTAAAGTTACCATAAGTTCCTATTGGTGTAGGATATTCTATTTTACCATCTTTAGTTTCATAAGTTTTAGTTCCAAATGAAATAGCAGGTTTTGGATGTACTATCTTTTCTAATGGATTAATGAAACATTCAGCTTCAAAAACTTCCATTAATAATCTCTTTTCGTCTTTGTTTAATTCCATTTGTTTGTTTTGTTATATTCCACAGAAACCTGAATCGCATTCATTAAAATCATCATCAAAAAAACTTGATTGTGTACCAAAATTTAATATCTGATTAAATGAAACATCTGATAAAAACCTGTTACCTGTTATTTGTTCTTGTTTATCAAACCATTTTACCTTATCTATATCTTTACTTGCCATATGTGAAATCATTAAAGGTTGCCTATTAACACATCCAACACAATTATTTCTGTATGCAAATCTAACATTTTTATCATTCCAATAATTATAAATTATATCTTTTTGAATATTATTTTCAATTAATGGAAATGTAACTTTTCTATAAGGTACTAATCCCCATTTATTTTGTGTTTTTCTCTTACCTATTATTGTATTAAAAAATTCTATACCGTTTTCATCTGCTCTTTTTAAAACTGTTTCTGCTCTTGATATTTCGTTTGGTCTAAATCCTATTCTCATTTCTACAGGCAGTTCTGTATTATCTTTTAACCAATTAAATATAGGTTTTAATTTCATTTCTACAGTACAATATCTTGTCATTTTATTAGGTAAATAACCATAGTTTTGTTTTATTACTTCTTCAAATGATTTTCCTGTTACCCAAGTTATTTCTGAACCTATAAATTGTTCTAAATCTAAAATGGTATATATTATTTCATCCATTTCAGCTGTACCTATAAATTCAATTCCTAATTTATCAGAAACTATTTGTCTTGTCTTTTCATCTTTACCTTTCATCCATAAATTATCTTTATCATCAATACGCACTAATGAAAATATATTAAAATCTGCAGGGAAATGTTTAGCTAAATAAGAAGATGTTTTACCACCTGAAATACTATTAACTGTTTTCATTTTTTGTTTGTTTGTTATTAAAAATTCTTCTTATTATATAATTTCTAAAAACACTTACTATAAAAAATATTAAACTTATAAATATATTTTGAGCAAATGTAACTGAAATATTTAATATTGGGTAAACTATTAATTGAATAAAAAATGATATAATTATTCCTACTGTAGTTTGAATAAAACTTTCTCTTATTGATTGTTTTTTTGTTTGTAACATTTGTTTGTTTTAAAAAAAGGGTAGCTTTTACACTACCCTAATTAATTTAGAATGGCAAATCTTCTCCATCATCTTTTGTTGCTTCTGCTTTTTTATCAGAAACTGAAATCTGACCATTAGTCCAAATTACATTTCCATTTCCTAAATAAGTTTTAGGCTTTTTAGCTTCTCTTTCTTCTTTTGTTTGACTATCTGTTAAAGAAACATTTTGTCCCCATTGGTTAGATTCATCATTTACTCCAACTGTGAAGTTATAATAAACTGCTCCATCTTTTCCTGATACAAATTTTTCTTTAGGTAATTTGTCAACTCTTAAACTTACATTAATTAATGCACTCATTTTATTTATTTTTAATTTGCTTACCTTGTTTTACTGCTGTCGGCTATTCAGTTTTATTTATTTAACTTTTAAAAGTTCATCTTTAACTGTTTTAGCTAATTTATATTTACCTTCAATAGTTGCAATATTACCACCATTTTTTAAATATTCAATAGCTTTGTTAAATTCAGGTGTATTTTTATTTAAAAACTTTTTATCGTCTGATACAGGTTCTTTATCGTGTTTGTTAGTTGCATCAGCATCTTGTGTATCATCAATAAGTAATAAATTACCTAATGCATATTTTTTACCATAAGAACTTGCTGAACCAAACTTTTGTGGCATTTGCATTCCTTTTTGTTCTAAATCAATACCAACTATAGCTGTAGCCTGAATAGTGTCTAAATCATCGTTTATTGAAGCTGTAGAACATAACATTGGAAATTCATTAAATTGAGAATGAACTATTGTTTCTGTGATTGTAAAATTAACTTTGTACTTTTCGTTAAAAGGTTTTAATGCTTCTAATATATCTTCAGCACTTCTGAAGTTATACTTACCGAATGAATTGAATTTTGATTTTGATGCTTTAAATTCTTTTTGAATTAAAGACAATTTTTGATTTAATGTTAGTTCCATTTTATTTTGTTTTAAAAGTTATATTCTTTAACTATTTTTAATGTGTTATAATCTACAATCTGACAATTTGTATCTCTATCTATCAATGGAATATTATTCCAATAAATAAATGCTTCATCAATAGTATCAAAACTATCTATATAATCTTCAAAGCCTCCACAAGGATAATAATTTTTAAATGTAAATAATAAATACCTTTTCATTTTATTGTTGTTTTAAATTATAAATTTCTTGTTTAACTATTATCTTATATTCTTTTGGGCAATTATCATCTGCAAGTTCAAAACAATATGTTTCTAATGCTTGAATTTGATTTTCTAACCTGCAAATTTTATCCTGCATTGCTTCCATTCTAAATCTGTTGTAGTCTAATAAATCTTTCATCTTAAAATTGGTTTAAAATTATTAATGTTACTGTAAATACACAAGCCATAAATACAAGTGCTAATCCGAAGTCTTTTAAATTTTGTTTCATTTTGTTTTGTTTTAGTGATTATTTCTTTGGCAAATATATAAAGGTTTTTGATATAAAAAACTATGAATATAAATTTTAACATAATTTTATGATTTGAGCCAAAAAAAGGGACACTATTTAAAGCATCCCTTTTCTAACAAACAATTTAAAACAAAGAACTATAAAGAATCTAAAAGAGCATTGTATTTTTCAATCATTTCAATTAAATCCACATCAGCAAATTTAACTGTTTGTCTTGATTTTATAAGTAAATTATCAGGTAAGTTATTATCAAATTGTGTTAAATACTTTGAGAAAGCATATTGCATTCCTTGATTAGTAATATTACATCCATAACATTGAACACCTACGTTATTAATATCCCATCTTGTTGAATAATGCCTTCTACTCATAAAATGGCCACATTGTAGTTTTTTCCAATGGTCCTTTTTACCACAAGTAACGCATATCGCAATATCAGATATAGCATCTTTGCGTCTAATGTATTGTGAGAATAAAGTATCTAATTTAGTAACTAAACTTTTTCTTGTTGGTTTCTTCATTTGTCAAATGTAATTATACATTATTAACATTAATATACAATAACTTTATTTTAAAATAGTATTGTTTTAATTTTTTATCCTGTAACTTTGCCTTGTAATCAAAAAACAAAATAAGTATTTAAAAAAAAGATTAAAATAAATAACCAATAAAAAACAAAATAAGTTTACAAAAAAACAAAGTGTGGAGGGCGAATATACAAAAAATTTAAATAAACAACTTTGACTTTAATTTATAAACCATATAAGCCAATAGTATAATAAATAACAATATTAAGATAATAAAATAATTAGCTTTTTTATCTATTTCTTTTTTCTTTTCTTTTACCTGTACTTTTGTTGTTTGTTGTTTATCTTCTATTTTAGACACTTTTTTTTCTTCTTTATATAAAGTGTTATCTTTTGTCTTTTTGTACGTTAAAACAACGTTTTTATAGCTTATACCATTTATTACAATATCTTTTAAACTATCTAATGGTGTTATAGTAAATTCATCTATTGAAATATCATTTTTAGTTTCTATTTTAATATCTTCAACTGTTGCAGTTTTAACAACTGTTTCTGATATAGAATCTTTTTTAATAGTATCTACAATAACTTTTCTTGAAGAACAAGATGCAAATAATAAAAATAAAATAAATAGATATTTCATTATGATATAGTTAGTGTTATACCTTCCTTTGCTTCCTGCATTTTTTTAAATAAAGAATCATAAGCCTTTCTTGATTGGCCTATAAAGTCTATACCTCTTGTTCTACCAACTAAAATACATCCTTCTGTATCGTGATTAGTATTACCTGCGTGTATTCTTACTCCTTCAAAGTTTGGTACATTCAACAATAAAGGCATTAATCTTTTAAATCTATTAGATTGATTAATTATAACTTTATATGTACCTTTTGGTATAGCTGTTTCTGATTTAATCTTTACATCTCTTTCAATATCCTCAAGTGTATAGCATTCAAATTTACCATCAATAGTTAATTCACCTATTGTAGATTTATCTGTTCTGTGAAGTCTTTTAAGATGTAATTTCATTTTGATAAAATTTTAATTATTGTTCCTATTAATCCTGCTGTTAATACTCCTGCTACAAATTTTAACTGACCTATGTAAACTGATTTTTTAGCCATATCTAATTCAATAGATTCTAACTTTTCTTTTAAAGTTTCTATATCGTGTCTAATGGTATCTATATCAGAAATAACACCTTTATTACCATTTACTTTAGAACCTACTAATGCACTTGAAATATGCTGTAAATCTTCTTTTATTAAGCGAAGGTGTTGCTCCATTCTATCTAATCTTTCTTTTTCCTGATATTCCATTTTAACTCTTAAATATTTTAACTATGTCCGTAAATCCTTGTATGCTTACATAAGCTGTTGCTATTACTACCCAATCTTCTGATGTTAAATCACCTGCAAATAA